GAAGGGCAGTGAACCCTCGACTTTGTTGGTTAATTCCATGATATTTTTAAGTTCTTTTTTCATTCTACATACATATTATAGCAAAAAGCTGCGGGCATTGTCAAGTTTATTTTTTGAGAATAACAAATTTTCTCCATGATTTTGAGAAGTTTTTGATAGGTTTTTTGAAAATTATCTCTTTCTTGGTTCCAGTTTTAATGTATCCTGTTAAGTGTCCATCATCATCAACCATGTAAGTGTGATTAGGAACTGTAAAATGATCTACTTTATCCCAAACTGTAATCTCTTTAAGATAATTCATTTTATTGGTTCCATCCTAGTTTGCATCTTATTAAGACATTTAATCTCACCTTTTTTATTCTTCTCTGTGAGATATTTTTCACCACCATTCACCCATATTCTGAATGCAAAACATTCTACGGCTTCCTTGGCACATTTTTCAATCCTAGGACACTTATGGAATACACAAGGACTAGGCCCTACATCCATTACTGCGTCTGCAAATTTACTATATTTTCCCACACTTAAAGAGTCCCAATAAGTTGGTTCTATTGCTAAATTATTTTTAATATACATTATGCTATTTCCTTTATAAATTCATTTGTTAAAAATCTTGATGTTGTTTTAGATTTTTGGTTTCTTTTAAACGCTGCAATTAATCTTACTTTTTTTGCACCGTCAAATTCGTCTGATAATCCATCCTCACCTGTAACTGATAATGCGTTAGTGGTAGTCATGAATAATTTGTTATATCCGTGACACTCTATGACAGTTCCAGTCTTTCTTGCTTCTTTCCAAATACTGTCTAGTTCAAACCAAGGACGATCAGGATGTGCGTCTCTAATACTTTGTAACAGTGTGTAGGCATCTCCCTTTCTTTCTATGCAGAAATATCCAGTCACAATCACACCAGTTGTTTTTGCCAACCAGTCTAATAAGTTTTGAGTATGTGCAAAATCATTGTATCTTGCATATCTGTTTGGTATTGAAAAAGGATAGACCCTTCTGTTATAAGGATCAATTATATTTCTTTCTACCAGTATGTTCCAAGAATCGGTATCATCATCTGTTAAGAATTTCTCTTGTGAAGTTCTATCTTTCCCTTCCTCATCGCTCATGCTAGTGAGAGGTGAACTGTGAGAATATCCATCAGTAATCACTGTCAAAATTGATTTTTCAATTTGATATTGTTTTGCAAACTCAGGTAAGAATTTTCTCATTACTACCAGTGCATTATTAAGAGGTGTTCCACCTAAAGAGTAAACATAAGGAACCATTTTTTCGTTACTTTGCATGTCATAATAGTCTTCAACATGATCCACACCTTCAAACCATTTATTCCATTCTTCAACTACCGTATCCCAGCGTTTATAAGAACTATACATTTGACCGTTCCAAATTGAACCAAGATATGACATCATTTCAGTGTGTTCTCTGTTTTTCATTTCATTAGACATTATTTCAATAATATAACCACCGTCACGATGATCTTTATTGCTGTCCAAAGCTTTACCAGTTGTCCAATCCACTCTTTTATAGGCATCGGAGAAAAGATACACTCTATAAGGAATGTTAACTTTCCTACAAAACTCTGCTAGAATGATTGACTGCTCAAGAAGATCATTTACTTGTCTCCAAATTGATCCACTCCAATCTAATAGAACTGTAATACCGTGATTTTTACCATCAGGTGTGTAAGTTGCTCTTTTGAAAATGTCATCTACTATTTGATATTTTGCTAACATGTTCATATCAAGTTCACCAGTTTTACCTTGGAACGATTTAACACTTCTCATTGCAGTTTGTTTCATTTCAAATTCTTTTGCCATGTGCATGATAAGTTTTTTATTTTTGTCGGTAAGTTTTTTACCAGTATGTTTTGCTAATCTCAATCCTCTTTCAATGTCCGCGTCTTTTATTGTTGCGTTATATCTGCTTTTAATTTGACCACCGAAGAATGCTCTCCAATCTTCTAATACTTCTTTATAAGAAACTCTGATTTCATCAATATCCGTTTCTTTAAATACTTTACGAAGATCAATATTTGTTCTTACTATTGGTTTTTCTTCTAAATACTCTTCTTCGTTATTGTGTGCAAAATGTTCAGTGATTGATTCTCTTGCTCCGTCCTTATCATCATAGTCACCTTCAAACTTGCCACCTTCTCGACCACCCATACCGTCTTGATCTTGTTGGCCTTCTTCTTCATCTTCTGAGTCAGATTCTTCATCACCTTCTGCTTCTTTTTCATTCTCTGAATCTTCATCAGAGTCTTTGGTTTTACCCATTCCTTCTACATCATCTTCATCAGGAAGACTATCTTCATCAGAATAATCTTCAAAACTATTTTCACTTCCTTCATCTTCATCAAATTCCTCACCTTCTTCATCTTCCTCAAAATCTTGAGGGACAAAGAAAGTTTGATTTTCTTGCTGTGATCTTGTTTCGTTTTCTTTAGACCATTCGTAAATTGCTTCGGCACATTCAACAACCTCTTCCCAAGTTTTGCATCTTTCTGCCCAATCTAAAAACGGTTGTTCTTCTTTATTAAGTTTGATATTAACTCTATGACCAACTTTTGTAGTCAGGTTAATTTTATCAATCAATGAAAGTTCATCGATTGTCATTTTCATTTTCTTTAATCCAAAAAAGTCTCTTCCCATCAACTCATTATAAGCTGTGAAAAATGATTTTCTTAAACCTTGATATTTGTGTTTGATTGCTTTCTCAATTCTAACGTCTTCGATAACATTGAGATAACCTTTAAGTGTTCTGTTCTTTTTAATGGTGGAGTGTAATCCCTCATATGGTGTATTCAGTGCATGACCTACTTCATGACCCATAAACAAGTCATAAAGTTCGGAAGATATATCGTCTTTAAAAGTAGGGCAACAAAGCACCCTATTTTTTACATCAAAATATGCTGTTGGAACTTTTTTATGGACTATGGTTAAGTCCTCAGTTGCCATCAGTTTTGCTAAATTATCTTTTTGTGATCTTAATGACATTTTCTTACCATTCTTTATAGAAGCCATCGGCCTCATTATCGTTATAACCTTTCATGTAAATCTTTACTTGATATGCAGTTAAGTCTTTTATTCGTTTACCATGGTATGTTCCATGTGGAAAATAGTGAGGTTTTATACCTCTTCTATAATAAGAGTCACAGGTGCCTCTATCGTAGAGTCCACCATTAACTTTATGTTTTTCTGCAATCCTAAGAGACATAACTAAGTGCCTGTCCTACTATTCCTACAAAAATTGCCATATTCATCAGTCCGTATATTAAGTCTTTATCCATATTATTTCCCATTTCTATATACATTATAGCAAAAAGTGGCGGGCATTGTCAAATTTATTTTTTGGGATTTTTATAAAAAGGTGCGCACATTCATATATTATATGAAAAAGCAGCGGGCAAAGTCAAATTTAATTATCAGGTTGGATGAATTTTCTTTGATCAGATGGAATATTATCAGGATTTGATGAATACCAGTTAGAAACGGTGTGTCTTGACCCTCTTCTAACCGTTGTAACACCGTGTAAGTGGTCTATGCCATTGAACAAAACACCCTCTCCTGCGGCAGGAGAGTGCCACAGGGACACTGGATTGTTATCTGCTGCTGGGAAGTAACACTCTCCCCCTTTAAAGTTGGCATTTAAGGGCAGTATAAGCGTCCATTCTCGATTAGGATGGGTTTTTAGGTGATCAATTTCTGTAGAAGAGAGTGAATTTAGTTCAACATTAGAATAAGTATCTAAGTGTGGTTCTTGAAAACCACCAATTTCCCATTCATTTAGGGTGCCCGTTTGTTCGGGATAATAGGTTTTACCAGTTTCTTCTTTAAGAATACCAGTTACTTGAAAATCAACTTTATAAAAAAGTTGTCTTATCCACTCAGTGTGAATAAATTCCTTTTCAATACCACGGTAATCAGAACCGTCACCAATACTTCTAAGATGCTTGTGCGTTTTGTGGAACCAAATCAGGTTCAATGATTCCTGTTCCGTTATCATGTTCGGGATCAGTATCGGTCTGAACGGTAGATTGGATGTATTTCGCGAGTGCTTGTCGTTTTTCATACTCAATTCGTTTTCGTTTTTCTTTAGGTCTTGCTTTGAGGGCCCTTTCAACCTTCATTTGACTTGCTCTTTGTAAAAAAATTATTCCATTTAAATGATCTACTTCATGTTGGACACATCTTGCACCCAATCCCTCTAACATAATAACGTGTTGGACACCGTCAGAGTCATAGTATTTCATTTCGACCTGCTTAGATCGTTTTATCATTAAATATATATCGGGGAAAGAAAGACATCCTTCCTTCATTAAATCTGTTTCTTGAGAGACTTTTGTAAATTCGGGATTAAAGAATGCGACAGTTCCTTTATCTGCAGTTTTCATTATAAATACTCTTGCATCTAATCCTACTTGATTTGCAGAAAGACCTAAACCACCAAACTTATCCATAACTTCAATAAGTTTCTTTTCAATTTCTTTTGGATCGGCTATGGGATTAATAAAATCAAACTCAGCGGGTGGAGTTCTCAATACCTTTGAGGCCTCTTCTTGCAATTCCCATATTGTAGTTCCTACCATGATGGTGTTTTCATTCCTACGCGTCCTTGCATATCCAATCCCATCGCTTCATTAAATGCAGTTATTCCTTTCTTTGCAAGAACTTTAATGTTTCCTATAACTTTTTCAATCAACTTCACGATAAAGTTCCATATTGCTTTTTTTACTTTATCAAGAAAGTTTGTAAATTTCTTTTTCATGTCTCCAATAAACCCTTCTGCAAGAAATTTAGATTCAATATTTTTTAATTCTTCTTGCAACATAGGAAGATTGTGTTCTACTTCTGATGCAATTCTAAGTGCCATATAAGTTCTTTTTCCTGTTGCTTTAAATGTTACATCTATCTTATCACATAACTGTGGATTAGCCATTGCATAATCCATCATTTTATATTCCTTTGAAATTCCACTGTCGTTAAACACTAAAATTCTATTTGCAACATTCTCATTACTACCAGTGTATGGTGATCCAGTAGAATTATGACCTGTAAATTTATATAATCCTGATCCAGCCTCGTAAACCATCCACTTTTTAAGACCATCATTCGTATCAAAGAACTTTTGTAATTCTATTTTCCATGCTGTTCCGTCAATAGATTTTTTAATAATATCCGACACTTGGTTTTTAACTGCTGAGGCGGTTAATTTATCTGCTTCTACCTTCTCTAAGTGTCTTGCACTTACTTGAACATCCCCAAGTTGCACATCTGAATTTTCTTCAAACTCTTTTCGGTATGGTTCTAAAGAATTTGATCTGTCAATTCTTTTTAGACCAGCTGATCTTAAATCCTTTTCGGAAGGTAACTTCTCATAATGTTTCTTATCAATCTTCTGTGCGGCACCTACCATACTAAGTTCTGCTTTTAAATGTTTTGTAGCTTGCTTTGCATCAAGTCCTGCTTTCTGTGTGAAAGCTTTAAATCTTGAACTCTCAGTTGAATACCATATACCAAATTCTTTTTTAGATTTACCAGCTTGGACAACCATATCATTTCTTGCAGTTTCTAACATTTTATTTTGTAAAATATCAATAGCACTTGTAAACTCTTTACTTTCTGAAAGACCACTACCACCATTATTTTCAAAATGACCGATTGCAGCTTGGAATACCCCAGCGGCTTCAGCAGATTTTGCACTCATAAGTTGAGCACCTTTACCACCACCACCTGATTTCTTTAATGAAATACGGTTTGTTGCATTCCCATAAAAATCTGCCTTAGGTGTGTTATCTGCACCACCTTTATAATGGTTTTTTCCACCCTTCGATGCACCCGAATGTCTTAATAATGATCCACGGTTTCCCATCTGTGATGCAACCTTTTCACCTATTTTTAATACTGGTGGTGTTAATTTTGCAAAATTCTTGTCATTAATTCCTGATGCTTTTTGTGCTTCAATTTCATCACCAACTTTCGATAAATTATAATGATAACAGATAGCCATCTCAACATTAGTAGCTGCAGAAGTATCTGCTTCCATTAGAATGTGTTGTTCTACTGTTTGTGTTGTAATTCCCATAATACTATTTATCTATTTTGCAAGTCTTGAGAAGTTCTTGTATTTTTCAAATCTGATTACATCATTGAACTTGTCATACAGTGCATCACCCTTGTGTGATATGATAAATGCGTTAGTTTTCTCGGTAAGTCCATTCAATAACCTTAAAAAATCATCCGTGCCAGCTGCATCTAATGAAGAATCAAACACCTCATCCAATATCAATAGATTGGTGTTAACACTGTTTTTCATTCTTGCTACTGTTCTCCATGTAAACAATAATGCAAGATCGATTCTCATCTTTTCACCTTGGGAGAAATTATCATATTTAAATTCATCTCTGAATCGTGACTTGATGGTTTCTTCAAAAGATTCATTCAATTCAAACCCAACATAAAACTCAAGTTGTGCTAAGTATTTCTGTATTAGTTTATTCATGATAGGAACATATTGTTTTATGATCCTTAGTTTAACCCCTTGATCTTTTAACAACATTTGTGCTATTTCAAAATAGTGACCTGTCTCTGCTAAATTCTTTTTCTTTGCATGTAGAATATTTAAATTCTCTTCACTATCATCAATTTTCTCATGGACATTTGTTCCAGTGGTTCCTTCTATTTTTAGTCCATCAATTTCTTTCTGTATTTTGGTGATAAACTTCTGATTAGATACTAATTCTGTTTGCAACAAGCCGATTTGTTTTTGTATATCATGAATTCCTTCTTGGATTGTAGCGATTTCTACGAGTCTTTTTTGGGATTTTTGGATGGCTTTCCCGATTTCTGTAATAGCATTCGATAGTTCCGTCTTCTTGCTCTTATGTGTCTCAAGGTGTTCTCTCTTATGTGTTTCATTTAACTCTTGCTCACAGGTGGGACATTCGTCATTGTCTTCATAAAATTTAATTTCCTTAATTGCTTTCTTATAATTATCATTGAGTTTACCTTCCAAATAAATCTCTTCTCGCACCTGTTCCATTTTCCCATCATAATCCTCAATAGTGGATGTTTTCGTAGTCACGATTTCCGTCTTTTTATCTATTTTCTCCATGAGATTATCAATATTAGTTTGGGTTTCCTCAACGGTTCCTTTATACTGTTTAATTCTCGTATCTCTATTCTCACGAAGTGCTTCAAGTTGTTCATTCAATCCGTTAATTCTTTCTTCCAAAAGGTCGGTTTCATGATCATTTTCTCTAACATTAACAACATGGTTAGAAAGTTTCTTTCTTAATATTTCTGACATAGTAGAAAAGATGGTTATATCCAAAAGGTCTTCAACAAGTTTTCTCCTTTCAGCAGATTTTAATTGCATAAATGGAGTAAAGTTAGCTGACCCTAGGATAGCCACTTGAGTAAAAGAACGATAATTCATTTTGAGTATGTTCTTTTCTAAGTGTTCTTGGTAGTCTCTGACATTTGCATCTTGATTGACCAAGTTGTCATTAACATATAATTCAAATTTGTTTGGTTTTGCACCTCTAATGACTCTATACTGTCTCTTACCAATATTAAAGTCCACCTCTACCTCAAGGCCCTTTTGGTTAATAGAGTTGACTAGAAGGTCTTTCTTGAGGTTTCTGAACCCCTTTCCATAGAGTCCAAAACAAAGTGCATCCAGTAGGGTAGATTTACCACTACCGTTTTCTCCTAGAATTAGGGTTGTTTGGTGATCGTCTAATTTTATTTCGGTATAGGTGTTTCCCGCCGAAAGTAAGTTTTTATATCTAACCGTTGTAAAATTAATCATAGATAAGTATGTTCGTCCAATGCTTCATTATATAATGATGTCATCAATTCGTTAAGTGGTTTTTTCTTTCCTTGAATTTCTAATCCATCAATATACTTTGATAAAATAGTTAGTGTATCTTCTACATCTTCTATTTCATCGTCACCCATCAAATCCATATGTTGATGATCATCAACTATCTGTAAATGTATTGGGTTAGCGGCATGAACTTTATCTAAGAATGAATCAAACCAGTATGGGTTGTCCTTATTAACTACAATAACTTTAACAAATTTTTTGGTGTAATTGTCGTAGTCTTTATCTCGTATACTTTCAAATGTTTCTTTAGTATCGTCATAGAATGCTTTTTCAAACATTCTGAGAGGGTTGTGTATAGGTTTCATTTCTAATGTTTCAGTATCAAATATATGGAAGTATTTTTCGTCATCATAATCATTCCATGTAAATTGCATCTGAGAACCAAGATACCTAATATTTTTTAAATCTGTTTTGTGGTGAAAATGTCCACTGTAAACTTTGTCAAATCGTTTTAAATAAGTATGATCTAAACCATGTGAACACATAACTTGAGGATTCATCATTGCACCCTCAATTTCAAAATGACCCATGCAAGTTGCAGCGTCAGCGGTAAGTAGAAATTCAACACTATCTGCATAGTTATCATTATTAATCCAAGGAACAAGTGCAAGTCTACATCCATCATACTCCTTTACTTTTGGCGATCCAATCACCTCTATGTTTGCTTCATTGAATAATAACAACTCAGGTGCATTAACATCATTGGTGTTCTTATAATAAGTATCATGATTTCCAATAATTAAATCCATTGAGAAATTATTCTTTATTAAAGGTTCAATAAAGTGGTCTCTATTAGATTTTAATGATGCAAAATTAATAAACTTTCGTCTATCAAAATAATCGCCCAAGTGGATGATATGATTTATATCATTTTCTAATAAGTAGGGGAAAAATATTTCATTATAGAAACGACCTTGATATTCTGCCATTTCTACCATGTCCCCACGAACACCCGCATGGGTGTCATTTATGATCGCGAGTTTCACTTAGTAAAGTTCTCTAAATTCTTTTTAGTTTTTTTAGTTGTTGCTGGTTTTTTTCTTGATTTTCTTGGTTCGTAATCAACTCTAGTCATGTTCTCTTGCATCCACTCAACATTGGTATTTGTTAAGTTAGGATCATGTTGACCGTCTATAGTTGTATAGGCATCCATCGTAATGTTTGCGGCGTCGATTTGTTTTTGTTTAATGAAAACTTGTTTCTTTTCTTTTTGAATCCTTCTTAAGAAAGCATAATAACAAATCTGTGTTACATATGCGAAAGCATTATTAGATTTTTCTCTATTGAAATTACGGATATATTGAATACAATTTTCTATTGCATCACATATCATTTCATCCCTATAGGTATAGTTAATGAAATTAGGCCTAGTAGATAGTCGAGTTGCAATCTTATAAATGCACTCTCCTATATATTCAGTCATTCTAGGTATTTCCTCATCACCATTCTCTTTTGCAAGAACGACTGACTCGTTATAATTAGCGACTGCTTCCGTAAACTCTTTATTGTTTACATAATGTTCGTTTGGTTTTTTAGTTGCCATAGTAATATTATACTACAAAATCCCTATATTGTAAGGGCTTTTTAGTATTTATTTAATTGCGGGATTTATGAAAGTTTTTTAAGAAAGGCACTGGTAAATTCTCAAATTCATGATATAATAATATAGTCCCAAGGGGAATACTATAATAATACTTCTATTACTATAGATATACTTGTTACATAATGTATTTAGTGGTTAAACCCCACCTCTTATTATGCTTCCTATCCAGTATCCACAAAAGAAGAATGTGGTAGCGTAGACAGGATGTTCCTTGCAAAATTGCATTATTGCATAGAAATAGTCTTCAAAATTAAATTGCATGAGTGTTCCTGTAAACACACAAGCACAGTGAAGATTGCCTTAAATTCTTACGTTAGATAGGCACATTAAGATTAATGGACTGAGAATGGGAAGGACAAGTAGTGTGACAAATTCTACGACTTCTTGGGACTTTTTCCAAAGAAAGTTTCCCCTTATGTTTTCGACTTCGTTAGACACCATTTTCTTCGCAGACTCGGTTAGCTCTGCTGTGGTCATGGTTCTTTTCTTATATATTAATAAAATTTATACCGTGCAATAACTACCAGTTATAACACGCAATTATTTAGACAGAGTTAAAGTCTAATGGAGTTTTTTCTTATCGATGGGAGCTGGGAGATTTGCAAATTCTTTATATGAACTTTCGAACTCTTCATCCATCATTTCTTGTTCCATTTTTGCCATCTCATCATCAGACATAGGGTTGTCTATTGCATCTTCAATCATTGCTTGAACAACTCTGTCCATGTGTTGTTTGAATCCTATAGGTCGGGATTCATTTGAAGTTGACAGATTATTGATCAATGGAACCTTTCCTTCATCCAACATTTGCATCCATTCTGCTGATGCACTATCGTAGAAAGGAATAAACTGTTCATTCATTTTATTACGGTGCGCAATCATATTATTAGGGATAACAATAGTTGCATCCTGACTCATAGGTGCGTAAGGATAGAAAGTTGCAAGGGTGTCCTTCCTTGGAGATTGAACAGTTAAATGACACATCATGGGTAAAGTAATGTGAACCCCTGTTGTAGTATTTCTAGTCATCCCGACAATCTCTTGCCCTGTTCGTAGTTTCAATACTTCGTATTGTTGAGGTGTTATATTTTCTGTCATTTTAGATCGAATTGTTTAATTTCATAAACGAAATTCTCTTCGTTGTAAATATTTATACGATCTTTAAGGTGACTAAGGGTGTAATTCTTGTTTTGTAAGTCATCTGCAATGTCAAATAACCTCATAGAATCCTTATCATCAGTCTTTCGTAACCCTCTTCCGATAGACTGTAAGTTTCTAATTCTTGATTTTGTTGGAGAGGCAAAAATGATATTATCAATTCTTTTAATATTAACACCAGTAGAGAATGTTCCGTATGATGCAAGAATAACATGATCTTTATTCTTCTCTACTATTTCTCTAACAGCTTCTCTGTCCAGTGTATCAGTTCCACCATATACATAGTGTAATTTTTTACCCAACTTACTAAACATTTTCTTATGTAATATCTCACCATGCTTCTCCACGAACTGAAATAAGATAAGTGTATTGCCCTTTAAACTATACACTAGATTACATAAAAATTCATTCCGACTATCACAACTTACTAAGTAATCCATTTCATCTTGGTAAGACATTTTCTTTTGTTTAGGATGTTTAAGTATAACACAATCAATAGACAGATTTGCGATAGTTCCATCTTCCATTAATTCCGAAGATGTGATAACCTTTTTACACGGCCCGAACATACCTTCCAGTTGGAGTCGATGCACTTCACTTCCATCTAGTGTTCCTGTTGTTCCAAACCTTAATGCAGTGGTTTTCATTTTCTCTAAAATACCCTTTAACATTTGTGCTTTAAACAAGTGTGCTTCATCACCCACAACCAAATCAAATGATTGTATAACATCCTTTGGAGCTCTACTTAATGATTGCCATGTGGTAATAGTAATAGGTGCATCAAATACTTTTTGACCACTATAAATCCTACACATCTCTTCATCATACCCATAGGATTTAAAATCCTTATACATCTGTTCTACTAATGCAGTGGTGGGAACAATTATAACTGTCTTTTGGTCATAGTATCTTGCCAACATATAGATTATAAGAGATTTACCACTTGCAGTTGGTGATAACAATAACTGTCTTCCATATTGTATTGCAGTTTCCCAAGCTTCTATCTGATAATCTCTAGGTTCAAAAGGGAGATTTAACGATTTAATAAAGTTTTCAGTATTCTTATAATTAGTTTTCTCTCCAATAACATCGTAGACCCCTTCAAAATTAAATCCTCGTTCACGACAAAACTCATCCACATAAGGTAATAGACCAATATAAATTTGATGGGTTTTAATTGAAAAGAGTCTTACCTTACCATCCCAATAACGATTCTTAACCGAGGGCATGAACTTTGCATTCGGGACAGTGTAAGAGAAAAAGTCATACAAGTCTCTCGCCAGGCCATCATCACAATCGACCTTCATAAAAACATCGTTTACTTTTGATACACTTACTGTATTAGACATAAGGTTTTCCACAATACCAATTAACCAATACCTTTCGTATTCCTCTAGAGAGAGGTGTTACTTGATGATACAAGAATGATGGAAATATAATAACACTACCTCTTTCCTTTGCAGAAAAGGGTGCTGTGCATATACACTGTTCAATATCTATGGTAGGTTTCCCTGTATTAATTTCCATTTTGTCAAATTGTCTTTGTGGTTCTAACCATTGAAAATGACCACCTTCGTAATCATCAGGGTCAGATAATTGGACTGTCATACTTAACTTTCTCATACTACCATCAGGATTCACTTCTGGCCCAGCATCCGTATGCCAAGTATAAAAATCTCCCTTTGGTTTTTCATTATCTGCATGATAAACTGTGTATTGGGTATTCTCTTTATAATCAAAATTATGTTGCCAACCTGTTTCATCATTTGCTTGACAAGTGACATCAAATAATTTTTGAATAATATTTGCTGGTAAGTCTCCGTCTGTGGGTGAGAACCATTTTATAGTAGATGTTCTGATTGAATCATCACGATTTCCACCTTCTTCTGTGGGTGAATCTGCATCCCTATCATCCTTACCAATTCTTCCTTCATGAACAGGTAATGTCAATGCAGCTCGATCAATTTCGTCACATTCTTTAGGGGAAAAATAAGATGGAGCAAACCAAATATAACTAGAAAGTATCATTTAAGTTCCTGCCATGAACTTACGCCATTCAATCGTATTCTTTATTGTTTGGTGTCTCCATGTAACATTGTTTAGACACTCTTTTAGGTAATCGACTGTTACCTTAAGATATTCTATCTTTGCATTCATTTCCTGTAGGTCTTTATCTGCATTAAACCAGTAGTGCATATCTGCTTTTAAAGGTGGTTTTAATCCATCAAATGGATCAGGTTTAAAACCAAGTTTTATTCTCCTTTCTTCATACAATTCACCTCTATACCACATCCATTTATCTTTCAGAAGGGTATTATACCTATGAGTATACTGTTTTAACAGTAAGGTTTTAGTTGATAACAGGTCTGAGTATTTTGCGTGTAGTCTAGGAACGACTAATGAGGCCTTATCGAGTTCTATATCATCGATTTCACAATCAACTGCCCATTCTTTTTTAATTTCATCAAGTGTCATAATATACTATTATACCATATAACATGGTGTTTGAGAAGATGATTTACGAAGTGTCTGCTATATCGTAATAACTGAACCTAAAGGATACTGCACTGGTCACTGGTTCTGCGTCAGCACCTGACTGAAGCTCTAATGCACCTAATGTTATAGGGAAACAATCGTGGAATCTAAAATATTTGTTAGGAATATTTTTGTTAGTGTTCATAACAAGTGTAATGTCTGAATATTGTTCCAATCCAGCTTTCTTATTTGCAGTTACATTAGTAGATGTTGATGTTCCACCAACCAATCCTTGAAATGCAGAACTGTCTTTAACTGGAACTATTGCATCCATCCAATCATACATTTCTTTGAAATTTCCTAAATCTTCATCGACTAGGAAGGTTATATCAAGTGTATCGAACTGTATCTTATCGCCGGGAAAATACCCATCTAGACCTATTCTAGTAGCTAATATAGTTTCATTCATTGTCAGGCCGGGAATATTCACAGTTTGAATATAGTATTCAACTGTTGGTATCCTATCTATCAATAATCTAAAATTGTTCTTATTGAGAATCGATCTATTGATTGCCATTACTTGCCTTGTCCTCGATATGCCTTATAATTTCTACGTTTATGTTTATTCATGGTTGACATTGAAATTTTAGTTCTTCTACCTCGACCACCTCGACCTTGTGACGTTGCCTTCTTTGTAGCCCACGCTCTTCTATTAATCCACCCAAACGCCATTATTAACCTTCATTTTACTTATATACATCTATTTATAGATGAGGGGATTTCTCCCCTCACCATATTGTTATTTTTGATTAACAAATTCGTTAAACTGTTTTGCAACATCAACAACATCTCGAACAAGAATTTCCCTTACGGGCAATTCCTTTTTATCTTCGGGATAGCTATCGTTGTGACAATAAACAGAGTCGACTTCTCTTTGGTAGTTTCCTTCCAAGAGACCTTGTGCTTGATTAAGCAAGTCTGCACGAATTTCAAAACCTGATTTTGATTCAGCCATGATTTTCTCCTGTGTGTCTGTGTGTATGGGTTGTCCTTTTGACTTCCCTACTTATATTTAGGCGAAAAAAAGGGACTCCGAAGAGTCCCTTGAAAACATAATCTATATGATATATAAAACTGTTTTATAGTAGGGCTATTGCTAACCTTACAGAATGTTGCTTACAGCCATTTTTCTGTAATACTGGTTAGTTGCTGCTGTTGCCATTCCACTAGACGGAGTCGCACCCACGAATGGGTTAGAAACCATACCATATCGAGTTTTAAATCCGATTTTTGGTTGGAATGTGTTTTCCCCAACTGCTCTCACCATTTGAAGTGGAACATATGGGCAGTAGAAAATACCAGCATCATAAGGATTACTTCCTCTATATCCAACAGTCATGTAATCGACACCAGCATATGGGTCGACATAGACTTTAACACGGCCGTTAAGAACACCAGCAAAAGTATTGCCTGTGTCATCAACATTGATGTTAGTAGATAAAGCGGGAGCGTAATCTAAAACGCCTGCCATAGAAAGAGCCGATGCAACATCAGAAGAACATAGAATAAAGTTTCCTTTACCTCTACGAGTTTCTTTTGCTATTGTATTTGCTTCTCTTTCGATTTGGAACAACAATCCTTTAAACTTCTCAACTGACCATCTACCGTTTGCGTCGACATCAAGGTTAAAAGTTCCAGCTACGGCTGTTGCGGCTGCACCAACTTTTGCTTGAATGTTAACATTTCTGACAACTTCGCGATTGATTTCTGCTAAGATTTCAGAACTAAGAATATTTGCTAGTTCTGATTCTGCGTCAAGACCGTGGATTGCTTTGAGGTCTTGTGCTAATTCGAGTGTATACTCGGCTTTCAATGCTCTTGATTTAGCTGTGACAGTTGCTTTCTCTATTGTGAAAGCCATTTGTGCGAAACCATTTGATGCTTCTACATCACCAAGTGCTTCTGCACTTGCTGTAGACATACCAGCACCAGTCGTATCTGCATACGAAGGTGAAGATGTATCAAAAGGATCACTAATGTTATCTGTTCCTAGACCATCTGCAGTAGGGTTAACAGAACTAGAGTAACCAGTTCTTGCTTCGTTGAAAAGAGCTTCTGATTTAGATTCTCTTCCTACTGATGGATAGTCGTTATACCTTGCTTTCATAGCAAAGATAAGTCCAGTTGGGCCTGTCATCGGCTGAACACCGCAAATGTCGTATGCAACGAGATTCGGCATAGCTCTACGAACTAATGAGATCAAAATCGGATCCCAATTAGATATTGCAGAACTTCCAGTAGCATTCAAAGGTGCAGCTTCTTCCAAGGTTTGGCGATCTTCGTTAAGAGCCTTTTCTTGGTTTTCTAGGATTACTGCTGTGACTGCGCGCTTGTAGTTGTCTTCGATCTTAGGTAGATCGGAGTGCTCTAGAATCGGCTTCCACTTTTCCTGTAAGTTTTCTGATAAAAACATACTTGTTTCCCCTTAAATTAATCCTTTATATTATTATAAAGGATTTAAATTAGAAATAGCTTTGGAATACCTAGCAATGGTAGGATCAAGAACAGGAGATGATGCTTCACCTTCAAATGTTCCAGTTCCTTCCTCAACTTTGGTTTCCTCAGCAATGTCATCACCTTCGGATTTACCGAAATAGGCTGCTTTAACTTCACTTACTTTCTCTGCGAAATCAGTGCCGTCTTTGTAGTCTACTCCGTCTGCGAGTGATGCCATTTTTTCTTTCTGTGATTCAGAAAGGTCTTCGCAGGCCTCTCTAATTACATTGCCTCTCTTGATTTGGTCTAACTCTTCGGTTACATCCATATTCTTCTGGACTTCACCGTCAAGTTTTTGTTCCATATCATCGAGACGATTTGCGAGTTCATCAATAACATTATACTTATCTTCGGGAACTTCAACATAATGTTCTACGAACAATGTTTTCAATCCTGTAATAAAGTTTTCTGTCATTTCCGATCTCAAACCCCTTTCGATTGCGAGTTCGTTTTCTTTCGTCCACTCTTCTGCGCAATAGGTAAGATACTTGTCAACTGCTTCTGAAAGATCAGTTTTAACTTGTTCTACCGAGGTTTTAATTTCTTCTTGTTTTGCCGTTTCCAATTCTTCTTTAATTTGTGCAACTTTACTGTTAATTGCAGCTTTAAAGATTGTTTTTGCTTTTTCAGCATTTTCTTCGGAAAGGTCAAGTGCTTCAGAGATTGCTTTTAAGTCGTCTTCTACTTCAATCTCTACTAAATCTGCTTCAACTGACGCTGGAGTTTCTTCATCAGTTTCCACTGATTCTTTAACTGATTCTTCTTCTTCCTTCTTAGAAGAATTGAATCCTTCTGCGAATTTAAAGACTTCTTCTTCGTCCATACCTTTTAAGGTTTCAACGATTTTTCTAGCGACTTCTGCTTTTGTCAAGGATTCGTCTACGTCTGCTTCTGATATTGAACCAAAAGTTTTTTGTAGGTCTTCTTTGGTCATTTCCTTCATAGTGTTGACGATAGCCTTGATAGATTCCATTTTAGAAGGTGCTTTCTCTGTGATTGCATCTTCGTCTTCGTTATCTTCTGTTTCTTTGAGTTTTTCACCTTTCTCGGCTTTGTCAGCTAATTTGTTGACTGCGTCCTTTACTGGTTTGGTCTCATCGGCGGCTGCTTTGGAAGCTGCCACAGCTTTGTCAACAGGATTTTCCTCAGGTTTGACGACCACCGCTTTGCCTGACCCTATGGTCTCAGCATCGGATGAACCTTGTTTTACGGGCTTTGCGTCACCTTTCTCAGCACCTTCGTGAGGTTGCTTCACAGCTGATTCTTCAACTGTAGAAGTTTTCACCTCTTCGATTGCTGCTTGGTTTTCTAACTCTGCCATTTTATGCTCCTGTTAATTTGAGTTTATTCTTATTTATTTATATACTAAAGGTTCTCAACAAACCTTTTCCATAAATTTATCTTTGTTTCTTCCAATTTATTTAGGGTTGCAAATTTTAATTCATTCTGCATTTCCTCTACATCTTGGGCCTTTAGGATACCATTATCGTAAATCCACTCTACACCTTCCATGATACCTTCTACGAAAGCCTCAGGTGCAGAAGGGTCTGCAACAATATCAGCAGCGGTTGCTAACTGAAAGTCTCCCTTTACTACTTGTGTATCACCCTTTTGTTCCAAGGAACCTAATCCTCTAGATGACACTCCTAATTTAGCACCGTCATCGATTAAATTTCTTACGATTTGACCGTTTGGTGTGCTTAAAATCTTTGCTCTACCAACATAATTATTACCATCTTCTTCTAAAGATGTAATCATATGAGAGACTTTGTCTAAATTGATTGTCGGCCCTTCGGGATGTCCTAACTCCCCAAACGCTCTTGATTTATCAATAAATTCTGCTTTATATCGTTTAACTTCATTAGCCATAATTGCTTTAGGATATACACGACCATTTCGGTTTTTTACTTCTGCTTGCATAAAAACACCTTCAATAAAGTATTCTTTGACACCTTTTGAATTGGCTTCTACTATCACAGGTTCTACACCGTAATTATTAAACTCAGTTATTAATTTCATTGATAAACCCCTTTAATTCTTCTATGTTAAAATCTTCTGACATTTGTTTCATAACCTTTTTAATGTCTTTCATCTCTTTCTCGGCAGTTTTCATATCTTTATATGGATCACCCATTGAGGTGCTATCAAGATATACTTCTACCTGTTTCTTCTTGTTCTGAACATACACGATTTCAAAAGATTTTCCACCAGCCTTGACGAAATCTCTCTTTAATTCCTTGGTTCCCCTAGGAGCTTTGAACTTTGCTTCGTTCAATTCTTGAGTTATTTCTCTAAAGCTTTTCATTTTAAGATTCTTCTTCTTCCTGTTTATCAGTCCAATTTACTTGTTGCTCAACCCTTTTCATGTCCACTGTTTCACCAGCTTTCTTCATTAAACCCTGTTTAATAAGGTCTTGAGCATCACTCAACTGACCATCTGCAATAGTATCTACTATTTCTCTATTAATGTCTTTTAATTCAGCCATTACCAGTTATCTCCATCATTATTATCGTCATCGTTTCCACCAGTTTCTTTTTCACTGTCCACCTGCTTGTCAATGACCTTTATTTCTTCTTCTGTCTGTCTTAGTATATATTTCCTTACATATTCATGTGAGTAATATTTACCAACATATTCAGAAGCCTGTGAAAGGGTTTCAAGCCTTTCTCTCATGATCTCCACCTCTTTCAACTCTGTGAAATGGTTATCAGTTGCAAAATCGTATAATAAGAAATCTTTCACCTTATCAAACTCATCTGCATTTAAAATCTCTTTGAGTATTATCTGAGTTCTTAAAATATCAGTAAACACCCTTGCAAACTTCTTCTGTAGACGATTAGTAAATTTGTTAAACTTTAACTCATCTCGACTAATCTCTGAAGCTCGACCCATGTTAAACCCATTGTCAGGCTCCATTCTACTAACAGGAACATTCAAAGATTGATATAGTTTCTTCTTAAAGTATTCTATATCTTCTATTTCTGCAAGGTTTTGTCCGCCTGGCAGAGTAGTTATCTCCGTTCCACGACCACCTTCTCTTCGAGGTAGCCAAAAATCTTCTAACATAGACATGTGTTTACGATCATCCTTGATCTCACCTGTCTGTGCATTATAAACAAGTTTGTTCTTATACCTGTTCATAACATCTGATAAGTATTGTTCTGCTTTTGCCTTCGGCAAGTTACCAACATCAATGTAGAAGATTCTCCTTTCGGGAGCTCTTGAAATCCTATAGATTACAAGTGCATCTTCCATCATTGATAACTGATTTGCAGTCTTCAATGACTTATGCAGATACCCAATTACCACATTCTTTGTGTAATCAAGTAACCCTGATGTAGTGTATGTCACTGCCTCAGGGGCAATTTTAAGAGTGGAACCTTCATTTGCAGTTCCGCTCTTATCAAAACCTTTATCGTTGAAGACATAAAATTCTTCAACCTTCTTGACAATATCCATCCCTGTTTTATTGTCTTTGTCCTTTTCTATATTCCTAATCTTCTTAATCTTAAGAGGATCGATATTTCTAAGGTCTACAATACCCAATTTAGGGCGTTTTGTATCCACAACCTTATGGAAGTATATTCTTCCATCGATATACCACTTTCTGAAAATTTCATGAGAGTTCTGATTGAACTTCATTATTGATAATATGTGACTAAACTCGTCTTGTATCTTACCTTTGATACTGTCAGAGAGTTTCACATCTCTGAGATCGAGTGTCACTATTCTATCAGCACTATCCGAAGTGATACACTCATTTATAATATCTTCGATTGCTGAGTCACACTCAGGTATCAAAGATGTTTCTCGGTATCTATTAATGAGACCTGCCTCATTCTTAATACCGCCTTCCATGTCAATATATTGACCGTAAGCACCACCTGTTATAAAACCGCCTGGCTGTTGGGAGATGATCGGTGTTCCGTCATCGTCCACAGGTGGAACAAAAGAGGTCTGTTGATTGACCTTCGTTCCTCTTAACTCGTCTTTTTTACGAGTTATTTCAAACCCAAAAATATCCATACTATTATTTATATCCCAAAAGGATACAATATTTCACTATATTGTCTTAGATAACTCTTTCCCAGTGCGAAAATGCAAATTCTGTATCAAATGATTCCAATTCGTCAGATGTTTCATGACTTAAGGCTATTTCACCTATATTAACTGGAAACATATTAAAGAACTCGTATCTTGCAAGGACAGAATCATCTTTGTTTAATTGTTCTACGAACGCTCTAGAGATTAGGTAATCGGTTGTAGTTGAACCATTGCCACCACCCATCTCTTGAATTTCTTGTTGCCAAGCTTCTAATGCTGTTCTTGCTGAAAACTCAACATCATTAAGAATGGTCACTGTCCAATTTGCAAAAGTTCTATCTCCTGCTAATTTAAGAATACTTCCTCTCCATTTGACATCAATTTGTCCAACAACTGCCGCTGGAATGTTACCTGCCTTTGCTAAGAACTCAATCTTATTGCCAGCTCTAGGTATGAAAATCTTAAACCTATTGGCTCTCGGCCCACCTGCTATCAGTTGTGCTTTAAATTCATCTATAGTTGCCATCTGTTTCCCCTAATTATGCTGTTGTTCCTGCTTCGTAACCGACTGCAGTGTAGATTTCTTCAAACTCAACCCCTGACCTTGCGGCTACGAAGTTAAGAGTGATAAAGTTAATTGACCTTGCAGGCTTCACAAAGATGGAACAAACAAATTCGTTTCTATCTATGACTGTATCTGTGTTATTTGTTTCATCACACAATACTGAGAAGTCTACCAGTCCTCGTCTATTTTTAACATCTCTTAAGAAAGGTTCAACTGCAGCTCTAAATTGTGCCCTTGTGAATGAATCGTTAAATTCAAACAACTGGGATTTTGCTGCTGTTGCTATTGCTTTCTCTAATACGATGAACAACCTTCTAACATTGATTCTATCAAATGCAGATGGTGATGTTAACATTGTTTTGTCACCGTAAAGAACTGTTCCTTGGCCGGGAAAAGTCACGACTGGGTTAATTCTTGCGTTATATAAGTCATCTCTAGATGCTTGTTTTGGATTGAATGCAAGTTTAGTAATACCTAAGTATTGTCCTCTTGAGAATCCTGCTGGAGACCACCAAGGGTCTCTTAAAAGGTCTGCTCTTGCCATAATACCTGCTGTGTGTCCACATGCTGGAATCCAAACGTATCTGTCGTTAAATCTATCATACTGATAAACCCAAGTGCTATCCATTGTTGCGAATGAACTAGATGATGCTGTATCACCAGTTGTTTTAACATTTGCTGCTTGAGTTGACTCGGATGTAATATTTACTACATCAGCTCGTCTTGGTGAAACGATTGCTATACAATCTTTTCTTGCTTCACAAAGGTTAATTGCTTGATTTGTTACTGTTGTCCAATCTGTAAGAAGGTCTTGATCCGTTCCTGATCCATTATCAGTTCTAGTTGAACCGACAATTAGGAAAGAAATGTCAATAGTTTCACCATCTTGGAAATGGTCTGTCCATGCACCGTATTTTTCTAATGCTGTTCCTGATCTACCGTCTGCACCACCAGTCAATGAATCATTGATAGGTGCGGAAGGTCTTGCAAATGTATCTGATACAGATGCTGCTAATGTGATTGTTTCGTTTGCTGCTGTGAATATTGAAGTAGAATGACCTGCCCAGTATACCCAGTCTGATCCTAACCCGATTGCATTTTTGTAATAACTAGAACCACCCTGTCCGTCTTTTGCGTCTGATGCACAAGATACGAAACCGTATGATTCGAGAACTGTGTGTGCTGTTCCTGATATTACACCGTCTTCATCAACAACTACAACATGGATTTCGTCATTTCCTGCTCCTGCGTTCAATGCACCTGCTGATTTTGCTGGTGCTTTGGAGAAATATGTGCTAAATTCCCAGTATCTATCGATGTTTGTGGTCGCTGGAACGGCTTCTGTTAGTCCTGTTCCTGATGGTTGATTTAATGATTCAATAACGATGTGAGTTGCATCAGGTAATGATGTTACTCTATAGTCTGTTAAATGTCCTGTGAATCTAATTCTGTCTCTTACCGTGAATACATTACTTGCAATAACGGTTATTGTTGTTTGTCCTAAAGCCTCTACTGATCCAGCTGCTGTTGTGGTTACTGCATCATTAAAGAATGCGTCTGAACTGGCACAAACTGAAACTTTGAGTGAATTACCTAAAACTCCACCACATCTTGAAA